TTACGCCACAATTTGAACGCTACGTTGCAGAACAAACTATTGCACGTGGCACAGTACAGTTTGATGAATTTATTTTCGCCAATATTCCAGGGTTAAACGAGAACAATCTTGCGCAATATCTCACTATGCCGACATCGGCACAAATTGTACATCGCCAAGCCGTATCGAAAAGTGGCGTGATTAATGAAAATGCCGTTGTGTATTCTGTGACGATTGGTACGGAAGTAGGCGATTTTGATTTCAATTTTATTGGTTTGATTAATCGTTCTAAAAATCTTTTAGCTGTTGCGGTGCAAACGGATACAGTGAAAAAAATCCGTAATAAAAATGCTGTGCAAGGCAACAGTATTACGCGCAATATTCTTTTAGAATTTAGTGGAGCAAAAGCTCTAACGGGCATTAATGTCAATGCGAACACTTGGCAAATTGATTTTACTGTGCGCTTACATGGACTTGATGAAAAAATTCGTTTAACCAATCGTGATCTGTATGGCAGAGCAGTATTTTTCGATGATAGTTTTCTGGTTAAACGTAAAATAGGCAATCAATTTACGATTCAACCAGGCACGGCTTATGTTGAAGGCGTTCGTATGGATTTAGGCGCAGAGCATCATCTTACTGCTAATAGCTTGCCTTGTTCTATTTATGCGGATGTGGTGCATCATTGCACCGTAACGGGTGAATATCAAACCGAAATTAAGTATCTCACGCAATCAAAAACCGATTATGTAGATACTGCAAACCGCCAACATTATGTACAAATTCTTGCAGATATTGATAGTCAAGGTAATGTGACAGATCGCCGTTTACTATCGCCGTTTTTAGGCATGAATCCGCTTACATTAGATGACACAACCGAAAACACTAAAGATAAACGGGGTCATACGCACAAGTTACCTATCGCAAGTTTAGTTAAAAAGGGGATTGTAAAATTATTTTCAGGCTATGATTCAGATGCCGAAGATATGGCTGCAACGCCGAAAGCGATTAAAGGCTTAAAAGCATTAATTGATGCAATTACGCGTAATTTTGGAAATTATATTCCGAATAGTAAAAAGTCGTCTCGCGTAGATAGCAACAGCGCAGATGATGTTGCGACGAGTGCAGCGGTTAAAACTGCTTATGATAAAGGCGTGGATGCGAAAAATGCGGCAGATAATGCCAATAGTAATGCGAATGGTCGAGTATCTAAATCAGGCGATGCGATGAGTGGCTCATTAACTATAGCCAGAGCATCAAAATTTTACAAAGTAGGCTTTTATAATTGGGGTAAATTTATTGATTTATCTGGTGATGCCGTGATAGGCAACGATAAATGTATCATAGGGTTTAACAATAATGGCGTATTACATTTAGGCGGCAAACCAAATGCAGCCGAATTTAATGCCTCCATAGACGAATCTATGTTATGGGTTAGAGGAGATGTCCAAACAAAAACAGGCAAATCGCTTAACAAATCTGTATCTATAGATGATTTTACGACAATTAAAACTGAAACTGGTTGGGCTAAGTTACCTACAGGGTTAATCATTCAATGGGGGCAATTTTTGCCATCTAATCTAATTAACAACGAAACTGGGAGCACGACATTCCCGCAACGCTATCCTAACTCTGTGTTTTGTGTGATTTGCGGCAGTGTAGGAGGTCATGCGGGTGGGGGCGGAACAGAAGGATTTGCGGTTATATCTCAAGACAATAGCAAATTCAACTGGAAATCCTACTGGGAAGGGAGACATAAACGCGACTTCCCAGAAAAAATACAATGGATTGCAATTGGTTATTAATAGAGGTAAATCATGGCTACATATTTTAATCCTGATGATATGGCATTTTATTCCGATGAGCTTTACAGCAATATCCCATCGCAAGCAGTGCCACTTAGCGATGAGCAGTACATAGCATTACTTAACGGACAATCTCAAGGCAAACAAATTATCGCAGATAAAACAGGCAAGCCTGTATTGATTGACCCACAACCCAGTGCAGCACATGTGTTAAATTTTGATACGCTCACTTGGGAAATTTCACCCGAAAAACAAACCGCACTTTTTGCTCAACAAAAAGAAAGTTTACTCAATAAGTTAGCAGATAAATCCGACCAACTTAAAAATAGTCTACTGGCAGGGTATCCACAGACGGAAATCGAAAGTTTTTACCGTCAAGAAAAAGAGGCTCTCGCATGGCAAGCTGACCACAACACACCCACACCGATGCTTTCACAAATCGCTCGTGTGCGTGGCGTACCGTTAGATTTGCTCATTGAGAAAGTGATTGAAAAATCCGCTCAGTTTGCTGTGGTGATTGGCATCATTATTGGGCAACGTCAGGCATTTGAAGACCGTTTGTTAGCTTTAAAAACACCAGAGGAATTAACCTCACTTGAACAAGAGATTGAGCAATGGCAATTCCAAACAAATTAAAACGCTATGGCTATCACGTGGTCATTGCCATAGACCAACTGTTTAACGCATTAACAGGCGGAGCAGCAGATGAAACTCTCTCCAGCCGCACCTACCGTGGCGCAATACTGGCAAAACAGACGAAAAAACGCTGGCGTGTGTTGTATCGTGTCATCAACGGCATTTTCTTTGACCGCAATCACTGCAAAACAGCTTATGAAAGTGAATTAAATCGCAAACAATATCCAGAAGGTTTTAAAACTAATGAATTTTAGGTGATGTTTAATATGTGGAAACAACAAAAACTAAAATTATCCCCACAGGCAAAAACAACATTACAAAACGCACAAAAGGGGATTATTTCCCCTTTTTCGCTATCTGTAAGTGGTACTAAATTAGGTGTGCATAATTGGTCGCACGGCATCAAAGAAAAATCAAATCACTATTTGTCACCCGAAAATGCCGTGAAAGCACTGGCGGCAAAGTTAGTCGATTATGCTGATCCGAATCGACCGAAAGGCACGCAAGATGTGATCGCCATTATGGTGACAAATAGCAATATTGATCAATTTATTGTCGATTTAGAAAACGTGCGTGAATTATTGCCAGAGCCGACATTTAAACAGGCGTTGGACTATGCCAAATCAAGCAAAAATTTACAAGAAACAAAAATGATAAAAACGCCAACTATGGCAAGCCCATCATTTTCCAATAGTGCAGATATTACGCCAGGTTCCGCCCGCACCATGCAAAGTATTTTACGCAATGCCACATCTGCAGCGGTTGCGGCGCAAACTAAAGACCCGATGGCGATGATTGAGGCGTTAAAGGCCGCTAAAAAAGAACGCGATAAAGCCAATAATGAAAAAGTCGAAAAAATGTTGAATACATCGGCTAATGTATATGCGTTTTCTGTTTCAGATTATCTCGAAGTGGCGGAAACAAAAATCAAATTGAATGTGCCGACGGCGGGTAATGTTTTTACAGCATGCGTGATGTTTATCGGTGCGAACTTAACCAATATCAAAGGGATGTTACAGAATGGCTAGAACACCGACACAAGCCCGCAATCCAAGCGTACAACTTGCGCTAAATGGTACGCCTATTTATCTACATAATATCATGATGAGCGTGTCCGTTAAACGCGAAGAAAAGGATATGAGCGGTCAGAAGTCTAGTACTAAAAAGTCCGATAAAGGCGTAAAGGCCAAAGAATTAAACGTTACCGGATTTATTCCATATGCTCGTAAAGAGTGGTTAACAGATTTATTTAATCTTGCCGAGTCTGAAGACGGGAAAGGTGAACAGTCTAAATATCGAGTATCTTGCACGATTGCTGAGGCAGTCAACATGCGCGAGGTGCAATTTAGTGGTGAAGTGACGGCAGCAGAACAGAGCGGGCAGTTAGGGTGGTCCATATCGTTTACTTTACGTGAAGTGAATTCTGTAGCCGAGAAAAAAGACCAACGTAAGCAAAAACCCAAAGCCAAGGCACAAGGGGAAAAAGCACCATCGGCACAAAGTTCACAATCGACAAATAAAAGTGATATCGAACATTCAGGGAAATCAGGAGAAGAAAACAAGTCGAATGAAAGAAAAGGCTGGGCAAAAGATTTAGATGATTGGATTGGTTCATAAATGAAAATTATAAAAACATGTATTATCGATGGTGAAGAATTGGAACTAGCTGATGAACTCATCGTTTTAGAACTTAATAATACGGGGCGTGGATTTGTAACCGTTCGCACAGATAAAGACTGTATTGGCAAAAGTGCGGTATTTGAAATGGGCGAATATGATCACTATTACAAATGGTTCGATGGCATCGTGGAACGTGAACAAGGCGCAGAAAACGGCTATAAAAAATTATTTATTCGCGAAAAAGTGGCCGTGTTTGAAAAGCCTTTAAATTGTTCGCATCGTCATATTACGTTGCGCGATTTGTGCGCGTGGATTACCAGCCAAACTAAAATACCGGTGAAAGTGCCTAAGGCGGATTACGCAGATACGCCGATTTCGTTATTTACGCATAACGGTAGCGGTTATCAGCTTTTAGCCAATATTGGGCGACAATATCAGATTCCCGATTATATGTGGCAACAATCACCAGATGGATCATTATTTATTGGTTCGCATAAAGATTCCCGTTGGGCGGGAAAGAATATTGAATTCGATGAAAGTATGACTTTGGCAAGTGGTAGCAATGATATGACGATTCCTATCACTGCTGCTATTCGTCCTGGAGCGATTATCAATGGCAATATAATTCAAAAGGTTGAACTATTTGGCGATGATTATGTGCTTACGTGGGAGAACTTAGGTGAAGATGGTAAGCCTGAACAAAAGAGCCCAGAACGAAGACAAATGGAAAAAACATTCCCCGAATTAGCGGGGGGGTACCATTTGCCAAAATATGCAAAAGTCGTTGGCATTGCCGATCCTTCAAGTGGTGGCGATATTTCTGATCCATTCCGCCCGAAGTATGCCGTTGAACTGCAACTACTAGATGAAAACGGAAACGAGGATAAAACTGTTCCAGTTTATCCAGCCGTGCCTTTGCCGGTAACAAGTACAGGTTCACAAGGCGGAGATTTTGCCTTTCCTGAAGTGGGTACAATGGTTGAAGTAGGTTTTGCTTATGGGCGAAGCGATCAGCCTTTTGTTCGTACTATGTTAGCGCAAGGAAAAACAGTACCGAGTGTTGCACCTGGAGAACAACTAAAACAGCAACGCCCCGAAGTGTATGAACGCACCGATGCTGCAGGCAATAAGATTCGCGAAACCGATCAGACGATTACAGATAAATCCTTTGAACGACACATCGAGACAGATAGTGAAGTAAAACAAATTGGTACATCAACAAAAACAGTAGATTCAGATAGTATGCAAACTATCGGTGGGAATAAAACTGTTAGCGTGTTGGGCAGTATCAATGACACGACAGCAAGTCATCGAACTGTAGGAACAGGTGGAACACTGCAAGAAAAAATTGTAGGACTAGCGCAACGCGTTTCAGACGAGAAAAATAAAATGGTTGCGCCATTGAGTTATATGGGAACAGAAGGTCAGAATATTTTTAGACTACTGGAAGACACCATTCAACTATTAGGCGAAGTTGCAAGCACCATTGCAACGCACACGCACAGAGGTTCACCTCCGCCAGATCAATCAAGTACATTTACCCAGCAGGCAAGTCAAGCAGAAACAATCAAAGGTAAACTTACGCCGATTATTGAGTAACAACCGCAATTCATATAAAACCAAAGCCGCACAATGTTGCGGCTTTTCTTTATCTCCACGATATACATATCAGAGACATCAACCACGGAAAATCTAAGTTATTGTTATAACAAATAAATATACGTAATAAGCAATATAAAACAATTCCACGGAAATTTTTCACGTAAAAACACAAGGCACGGAAAATCCACTTCCTCCCCCGCCGAATTTGCGTTAAAAATTTACATTTTTTCAGTTAATTTTCAGATTGAAAAATTGGGTAAATAGTTGAAGTAAAAGAGATCGTTTTACTGAAAGAATAGAGATCTTAACTGTAAAATTTACGGGGTTTTACAGTGTTTTTCACTTAAAAGAGATCCGTGTAAGTTTGTAGGCGATTACAGCATATTGATTTATAAGGTGTTTTTATCTTTTACGTGATAGTTGATAAGAAATTTTAATTTCATTTTTTATGATTGGCGGCATCGCCACTAAGATAAATAATTTATGAATGAAAGTGTAAAAAATGGAAATTTAACCGCCATTTTATCGCCACTTAAGAAAGAATTGGTGGGTCGTGAAGGATTCGAACCTTCGACCAACGGATTAAAAGTCCGCTGCTCTACCGACTGAGCTAACGACCCAAAAGGCTGATTCTAAAAGTAATTTTAAAATCTTTGGATTAATATAGAAATGGTGCCCGAAGCCAGACTTG